ATTTATTCGCCAGAATAGCCACTGTTTTATTTTCTTGAAATAATGTATACCAAAGAATACAGGCAGCAGCAGTAATTGTTTTACCTTGTTGTCTACCTTCCATTAAAATGACTTTACGATTATTTAGAATGGTATGTACTTTTTCTTTTTGGCAATCGTATAATTTAAACGGAACTAAACCCTTATCCAAAGAAACAATTTGACAGTATGTTTCAATAAAATAGATTGGATCAAGAATACATCTTTGTATTTCTCGCATCTGATCTAAAGTATAAGATACCGGTGTACCAATCTGTTTTAGATTAGGGTTACCGTTATATGATATTTGTTTATTGCTCAATTATTTTTCCATCCTCTACAGGTCCAGCTTTGAGCATTTTGAAAAGCTCAGCAGTTGTGCCATTAAAAACTACGTTATTTTGTGTGCCAATTTTTACAGGATCATCTGCCTTTAATTCTTTAACTTGTTTTTGCAAACCTAACAAATCCTTTGATACATCAGACATTGTTTTCATAAACTGTCCGGCAACTTCATATGTCCTTGGATGCTCAGAATTTTTAGATAAAGTTATCAATTCATCTAAAGTGCTTTCACCTTTTACTAAAAGTTTTCTCATAGTAGAACGAGCTAACTGATAATCGTCCTCTTGGTCCATTTCTTTAGTTTTAGTTACTGCATCAGAAATGGCAAGAATCTCACCTGTAGTTTGATCTACGGTCATAGGATCTATATTAAATAGACTATCTAATTTTTCCATATTTTTCATAATTAAAAATCTTCAAAAGAATCTATATAACTTACATTACCAGAAAGTATAGAATTTGCTGTGTTGCCTGTGCCGTCTACAGTTATTTTTTGTTGCTGTATAGTTAACGCTTGATCGTTAAATGTATTTGCAATAACTTTACTAATAATACCCTGTTTACTAACTGGTCCATAGAAATTAAGTTTTACTACAAAACTCAAAGTCCATATAATTGCTCTTCTGGTTGTAAAATCTCCCTCGTAATCATCTTCAAAACCGATTGAATTTAAAATAATAGGAAGGTCATTTTTAATATCTAATTCCGGTATTGCTTTAAGTGTGAGATTATAATCGGGATTAAAATAAGGTAATATCTGTTCAATAATTTGTAATCCGTCGTCTTGGTTTTTAGCATAGATGTAAAGTAATAAGTTTATATTATATGGGCTTGGTGCATACTGAGAATTTGCAGTTGTTGAACCGTTAATTGTCCTATTTTGTTGTATAGGACTAATCTTCCTATTAGGGTCATAATCTAAAGATATCATCTCAAACCCCATACGAGGCAATATCACTTGAAAATTGGTAGCATCTACATTTGGCTGCTGTTTTATTTTTGCTAAGAATTTTTGTCTAGGAGAATAGGACAAAGGAACTTTTTGTATCTGCACAATATTTCCTGCAGAATCTTTTCGTTCAATTGTCATATTACTAAACATAGTACCAAAAGCAACAATAGCTTTTCTAATAGTACCCCAATAAAATCTTTGGTCTAACATTATTGAAATACCTCACCAAACGGATTTCTTTCAGAGAAATCTAATACTTGATCTACTTCCTCAACGAACCTATCATTATCTGCACCAATTTGTACATGGTCCTCATCACTAAGGCTATAGCTTTCTTGTATCAACGGAGTTAATGCATTTGTTTCTAACAATAGACTATCTCCATTTTCCAATAGTAATTCATAATCATTAATTTCTAGATTTATACCTGTTGCTATATTGTCTATTTCGGCGACACCGGTCATAAATCGTTCATTTGAATATTGGTATAATTCGCACATCATTTTAAATACGTATAGTTTTCCTACCTGAAAGAAAGGATCTTGTCCTTCAACCTTGCGTATTTCAAAAAATGATTTAGACATTGGGAAATATATTATATCACCCTCTGCTGGTCTTTCCAAAATAGTATTTCCAGTAGAACCAGCAACTTGATTCCAGCGTTTTCTAGAAACAATAAAATTAGCAGTGTCTCTAATCTCCAAACCAAATTTGGACATTAACTCCCCGTCTCCAGCAAAGCCCATTGTGTTTTCCAAATACATCTCAATTGGATAGGCGTATTCAAAAGTGTTTAGAGGGTCTTCTGTTAAAATACTGTCCAAATTATTAGGCTTGCGTGGCAAATAATATACTTCCATTCCGTAAATCTTCATAGACTCAATGATTAGATCTTCGTAAAGATTTTGTTCTGAGTTCCTACCGATACTTCTACCGGACTGAAAATATTGATTAACTGTTGCCATTTTAGTATTGACTTTCTATTGACCAGGTGTTATCATCATCTATGTACCCCGGTTAATAAAGTTCTAATATTATCCTGTAAAGAAATCTACAGGTAATTCGAATCGTGATTGCATTTCAGCTTCAATTTGTTTAATCTCTTCTAATGCATCTTGATATATCTGATCTGCATTAATTGTTACTCCACCAGGCAATTGAACTCCTTGAAACTTCTTCAAGTTCTCACCCCATTGTCTTTTAATCAATGCAGTACAGTAACGTTTTAGAAACATATCATTATATACGTCTCTATATGTATCTGGGTCTAATATTCTCCAGCATTCCACAATAATAAAAGACCCTTCAGGTACATCTTCGGGCCAGCTTTGGTCAATATAAAGACGATTCATGTGTCGGTTGAATCGAATAGGTTTAACCCCAACCAACACCTGATTAATTAGTTCCAATTCTTGTTTGACTTGATAATAATAAATCAAATTAGTTGACATCAAACTATATAAGTCGTTTATAAGAATTTGATATCTGATACTAAAGATATTAGTACCATCTGATCTATTTGTAAAAGGCAATATTCTTTCGACTCCAACAACTGTGTCCGGTACCGGAATATATTGATTTGTTAAATCTTGCGCAGTAATTTGGTGTTTTAGATATACCTTTTCTACAGCATCAAAGTGATATTCTCTGTAGAATTGAAAAGCATCATCTATACGATCTTCGATTTGATCGTCATCTACGTTTATTTCAACGACAGGCGAACCTAGTCTGCGTAGGCAGTAATCTCTTAATTGTTCTCTGGTTGTTACTGATGCCATTATTTGGTTACTCCTGGATTAACCGTTAAAATGCCTTCTTGTATTCTCACCACATTAACATTATTTACTGTGTTTGCTACTACATCATATACGTATCTACCTGCAGCAATATTTGCAGTTGTTGCAAATCCTAATGATATAGTAATATTGCCCGTTGTCTCGTTTGTTATATTTGTGGTAAACGTAGCAGTTGCATTTGCAGAATAATATGATTTTCTTAGTTGACCTTTTACAGTATATCCTGTTAAAGATATTGGATTTTTAGAATTATCCAAATATCTAATATTCTCAGTGAAAGTCGTGCCTTGGTCTAGAGATAAATTTTTTGTAGTTGACATTTTTTTATGGTGCTATTGTTATTGCATAGTGATGCCAAGTATTTGCAAACACATACAAAGGATTATTGGGTTGGGCTGCAGCATCAGATGATTGTAAAAATACAACATTATTATTATTTACTGAAGGTGACACGGCAAAAAATATTCCTTTTGGATCAGATCTATCAGTGTTAGTAAAAATTAAAGGAATCATTGTTACAGCAGCGCTACTTGCTCTTGCCCAATATTCGATAGTAACTGGCCAATCTTTAAATGTCGAAGGCCCTGTCATTACTAAGCCAGGGCTCGTGTTTCCTCGATTACGTATATCTAAACTATAACTTAATCCGTTTTTTGTATCTACGGAATTTATATTAAAAACACCTGAGGGAGTAGTAGATACGTTATTTACAACTTCGTTCCATGTTGTAGAAGAGCTTGCTTTATATAAACCTATTGTATTTGCATCTTGTGCAAGTGCGCTTGTCGGCGCAGTAAAATTTGCAACATATCTAACATTGTCTGAAACTCTAAGTTCACTTATTTGTCCATCCCAACCAGTATAACTAACTGATGATTTAACCCAAGACCCATTTGAACCAAATCTAAATTGTGTTAAATTATTTGGTTTATTTGCC